CGCCTGGGGCAGGTGGACCCGATGGCCACCTTAACAACAAAGAGGCTTTCGCCTAATGACAGCAGTTTCCTGCCATCGCCCCCTTTTTAACGAGGAAGAGCCCTCGAGTCATTTTAATACTAGACCACAGTCTATCGGGTATTCTCCCGACTTCGCAAGGTTGACTGTCCTTGACAGGGGGTGTCGTGAGACCTACGCTTTCATTTAACGCCATCAAAGGGGCGTATTAGCCACTCTCTTTTCACGGAGTAACCAATAGGAATTTGTTTACGCTGTTGATTCAGCGGCAGTGTAATCACCAGAAGCAGAGCCAATTTTGATCAATGGTTTGGGAACCAGAAACTTTCAACCTTCCTTATTCAAGGGAAGGTACTCTCCACAAGCTCGCATCTTGCATGTGGTTTGCAAGAGAGGCGGGAACTATCTAATTTTTAGTTGTTAAGTACAGGGTTATTCTTTGGATATGCAACCGAAAGTGATACGACGGGAGCTGACATCTCCCCGAGATTACCGGCTTTTTGTTCACCGAACCTGTTTACCAGGATCCATCGATCGGGACTCACCAAATTTGGCTCCTATAAATAACAATGGAAAGCGCTAACTACTTCTATATTGGTGCAAGATTAAACTTGTCTACGTCTAATCCTATCTAAAACGGACTTTGGCGCTGGCTCGTACCTTGGGGCTGGTTCTTTCTTCGGTTTCAGTGAACCACCTTTCAAGGTGCCAGTGCTTAAGGTAGACCTCATATCCTGATCTTTTAATCTAGGCTTAATGCTAATGCCAGACCAGGGGTCACCATCTGCTGGGTTGAACACAGGAGCGGTTCGATCATAATCGTTATCTTCGTTGTCACTATCAGGTTTCAAATCCTCAGCCTCTCTTTCGAGTTTGGCCATCGGATCTTCATCCTGTAGTTTCTCTTTGCCTCGAGAGACAAAGTGTTCGAAGTCGTGATCCGCTTGTTCAGCGCCAGCGTTGTACAACTCATCAGGAGTCGGTCCCGAATGGAACGCAGACTTCAATGTTGCAGACGGTCTGAAGCGACGGACAGATCTGTCACCAGGGCCGATTGGATCAGCTCCCTGCAACGTAAACCTATCTTTAGCTCCAACAAACCCGGAGAACTTCATGACATCAGCATCATGGAGTGTGGGTTCAACATCGTCCGATCGATCTGTTGAGTAATTCTCCTCGTCACCTGCTTTTACAAGGTGAACAGTCAAGGGAGAGTTGTCCGTTTTGTATGTATTACTATCACTACTACTATTATCTTCCTCACTGAAATCCTCTCGCATGGGAGGCATTTCTTGCAATCGGTGGGAACGATTGACGCTAATGTGACCTGGTCTTAGCGTTTTCCTAACGTACTGAGAACCTCTAACACCCTCTAAATGTTCATCGAGAACAACAGAAACCATTCCAAATTCCATGTCGCGGTCTGTCCAAGCCCCGTAAGATATACAGTAGTTGTACTTGGCAGTCTTCTTAACGGCAGGGCCAGCTAAAAAGAAACTCGCGTTGGGCCCGGTAGTTACTAAATGAAACGAAACTGTTCCATCTTTCTCGACTACCTGCTTCTGGTCAAAACGTTCACCGTTGATTGTTAAATCAGGGTGGCCGTATTTCCAATCAGCGTCGGCTTTATTATTGGAAATGGTTACATTATTTTGTACACCAATATTCCACACCTTATTTTGATCATCGTCATAAGCAATCATTCCATCAGACTTCCCCCGGTGGGGGTCCGTGGTGCTTGACGTCGCCTGGTAGCCTTCACAAGAGATTTCAATCGACCATGTGCCTTGCGGAACTGGGTAGATAAACATTGGTATTGCCTCCACAGAATTTTGTGAATACCATTGTGCTTGAATGTTCGTCCAGTTCGCATTTTCATC